TTTGCAATTACAACGATTGAACAAGCTGTTCCCCACCATGCTTGACTTGAACCCCAAGCAACCATTAATGTTTCCATGTTTATAAACTCCTTATGTTATAATTAGTGATAGATATAACCAGCTACACCCCAACCCAAGAAAAAGAATACTGCTTTACAAAAATATGGATGTGACATCATTGTTTGTTCTCCTTTTTAATTTTTAGTTTCTTAGCTATTTCTTTAAAAACAAGTTTAGCAAGTGCAGCGTTTTTGGTCATCAGACCTTCTTTGAACTTGCCGAACCGATCCTTCACAACGAACTCCCTCATCTTTGATCCAGACATACCAGAAACACCCTCAGCATCTGGGTCACGTTCTCCTGCTGAGACAACTGAAAAATCTTTGATGTTCTCAAGGTCTTTATCAACATACTTTGTCATATTTCTCTTGAACTCATCAACTCTATCACTACCTACAACAAATATAACTCGTTCATACTTATCATTGAGCGATGTGATAACATCAAAAGGTGTCTTAATAGATGTATTAGTATTTATAACCTCCTTACCAAATACGTCTTTTAATACTTTCACTTTAGTTCTGAATGATAAAGGATTGCTTTTTTTGTCTTCGGTCTTTGAAGGATACACCATTGGTGTACCGCCTTCTTTCTTGGCCACTGCAATAACTTTAGCAATAAGTTTAGAGTGACCCATAGTAGGCGGGTTCATACGGCCGAACGCAAAGACAGCTGTTTTCTGTTTCTTTGCCTCTATTATGAACTTCCTGAAAGGTTTCATTTTTTTATAACCTTTGATTTCTTGAGATTCTTACCTGCCATTTTAGAAACTGCAATTGCTGTTGCATTTTTCTCATTAGTCACTTCCCATTTTCCACTTTTGTCTGTAACATAATTGAAGACATATTCTTTACCATCAACCTTAGAAACAATCTGTGCTCCACCATGCATTGACGAATGCCTACCACCAACTATATCTGAAAAGGTAGCTTCCTTTTTAGCTTCCATCAACTCTTTATAACTTTTCACTAGAACATCGCTCCGTCTTGTGCTTCAATTTCATCTTTGTATTCGTCTGCATACATTTGTGCAACTGCTTCTTTTTCTTGTTTACTAAACTTGAAATTATAAAAACCATCCTTTAAATATTTCTTTGCACCATCGTCTACAAGATACATCCAAAGCTTAGGAGCTTTCTTATGGTCATACTTTCCAGACTTCATTTTCCTCTGGATGTTCTTAACAATAGGAATGAGTCTTTGTTTATATAACTGTGCATCATTGTCAATAAATATTTTCAATTCACCAACCATACGTTCATCTACTGCTTCTATAAATGTCTTAAAGTTTTTCATTTCTTTTTAATCTTTATATCACGTTTATTATTTTTAACAAACCACTCCATCCCTTCAGCAATCTCCATCATCGCCTCAAGAATAATTTTCTTTGCGCTCTTGTCGTCTGGAGCAGAGTCAGTTACAGTAATTGATACCTCCGCATCTCGCTGAGCAGATTCAAAGTACAAAGAACCCTCATACCAATTTTGTCCGGGCAAACTCTTGGCTTCTTCCATTTCTTCATCATCTTCACAATCTTCTTCTTCAGTTTTAACTTTTTTATTTTTACGTCCATCACCACCAGCACATCGGCGTCTTATTCCGTCTTTCTTAATGTACTCTTTAACTAATGCTTCAGTCTTTCCATCTTTACCAGATTCATGGTCAGCATTCCATTCTTTGTCAATCTCATCATAAAACTTTTTCTTTTCTTCGTCTGACAAATCCTCTGGACTATTAACTTTATACTTTTTCAGTTTTGCATCAAAGAACTTTTGATACTCTTCTTTACTACCTTCTGACATAAAGCCTTTAAAATCTTTCATTTTCAATCCCCCGATTTTTTATATTTAATATCTTTTGGATAAAGTTCCTTCCAAGCTTTCTTTCCCTTGTATCGTTTTCCAATGTGAAATACATTTTCCCTCTGCCATGCCATTGCTTTATGATTCGGACATTCACATTGAAAACTAAACATTGCGTCACACTTCCTACAATACCTTGACCTAGTAGATGTCATTCCCTTCCCATTTGTATGGGGCTTCTTCTTTTCCACTTCCTTCATTATTTTCCTTCTGTTTAAGTTTTAATAATTCTTTTCCTATATCTGTCAATCTATCATCACCTTCTATTTCATAGGTATCCCGTTTTTTCAAATCCTCAGCAAGTCTAGGGTCATGCTCGAAACGATATGCATCCTGTGATTGATACTTGGCAATGAATCTATCTAATATCCTTCTTAATTCTAGTAAATCCTCTAACATAATATAACTCCTACCAATCTTTTTCTATTGTAAAGTTTGCATGGGAAAACTCAAGTCTGTCAACTAACTTGACAGCACCACCACTTGCAGCGTCAATTGCAACAAATCCTTCTGGTGCAGTTACTTTGAAACCATCAGGTGTTTTGAGAAATGTCCCAATGCCTTTAATTGTTTCTAACTTTCTAATAACCATTTCCTTTGCATCAAGGATGCCTAAGTAAGTAGCCATAGTAAAGTACAATTCTGTTTTAAATGTTTTTAGAGTCTTCTTAGATTCTTTTTCAATATCTTTAAATTTCTGTTTACCCTTATCGGATTTCTTTGAATCAATTTCCTTTTTCATCCTAGCCATATAATACTCTTCAAACTCTGTAACAAGTTTTTTCGTATCAGCAATCTTTGCACCAGCACGAATCTTAGTATTAAAAAAGATTTTCATAAATGGTGCTAAACCATGTTTAGAATTATCAGCAGTTTCTTTTGCCAACAGGTTTAAGAACTTCCCTGCTTTAGAAACTGCACCTTTAATTTGATTTATTTTTCCTTCAAGTTTCTTTGTTTCACTTGAAGTAAATGTAGCTGCGTTTGCAGTATTCAAGTATGCATCGTCAAACCAAACATTTTTGGTTTTCTTAAAATCACTTGCTGATACTCCAAATGAAGCAGATAATGAATCAATAGTGTTTCCTGTATACTTTGTGTGCCATACAACTCCAAGATGTGCTTTTCTCATTTGAGAAGCTAAGTCACTATCTTCGGGTACAGCATAGGTAATAGTATTAGGAGTAAAAGACAACATACTATCACCATCAATAGTTGTTGATTTCAAATCACCTTTAGAAAACATTATGTCACCTTGATAGATGCCCTTCATTCCAAGTTCGGATAAGTATTTCAATGCAATTTTAAGTTTATCTGACAGACCACCTGAACCGTGATTCGCACTTATATCTGCGTCTGTATAATTTATTTTGGGGGTCTTATTAAACATTGATTTTGATGCAACGAAAAACTTTCCGTTCTCTGGATTGATACCAGCAAATACTGCTGGGGCTCCATCCCACTTTACAGTAATATTAGTTTTACTTTTCCCACCAGCAAGCATATCACTGAGGGAATTTAAAAACTCTATTGCTGTATTCGCACCACTAACACCATTGTTGATGATTTCATCTTCAAGGTGCTCCATGTGCGTATTTTTTGATTCATTTAATTTTTGTTTAAAAGATAGCATTTTTTCTCTTTATTATTATATTTTATACTACTATTGTAACATACTTTTTCCTGTTTGTCAAGAAAAAAATGGCCATCTCTAAGTTGTTGTTTTGTAAGGGTTTACCAACTGGGTGTATCTAAAGACACCTTCCCATCAAGTTCTAAACCCAATATATCTAATACATAGGCAATACCTTTTGATGACCATTCTTGGATTTTCTCAAAAAACTTAACAATAACTCTTTCATAAAAGTTTTTAACAATCTCTTTAAGATTTGAATAAAGTTTTGTTGCTGCAGCTGATGCAGATGAAAATTTTTCTTTTGCCCAATCAAGAACACCCTCATTTAAAAATAATTCATTCATTTCATATTTCATTTGAACATATTCCAAATCAACAATATCATCAAAAGTGTTTGAC